GTAGTAGTTTGCCGCACCAAAAATATGATTATGGATAGCATAACGACTTAACAATCCGATTGCTGGGTTGAATGATCCGTAGTCAACTGTTCTGCTCATCATTAGTTGCACGTATGGCAGGTAAATAACACCAGTATCATATTCACTCGGTCCTTTGTATCCAACTAAGAACTTATCTTCTGACTGGAATGTATCTCTGTAAAGAGTCATTCTACCGTCAAGAGAACCAATCTTTGATACACCAGTTGTGGCTGTATTAACATCGGTATTCAATGGGTGGATTGCGAATCCTGCTAACGATTCAAGAGCTGCACAAATCGTAGGATTAGCAACAACAAAGTTTCCAGGTCCACGTCTCGTGTTAATGGCGATTGAGTTAGATTCTCTTACAACAACGCTGTAAAGGTTTCTATATTTCTCAGATTCCCATCTTCCGTCAAAGTCAGTCAAATAATCTTTCGCGCCAGATGTTGCGATGCTTCTCATAGCTGCAATTACTTCTCTATCGATTTCTGCGGTGATCTCATAAGAAAGAACGTCCATCATCTCTTCCTCAAGGTTCAATCCATGCATGTTCTCGATGTCTTGAGCAACTTCAAGAGACCATCTGCTTCTTAACTTTCTGGTGTTCGCTTCTACTTGAGCTTTTTCAAGCGTCATAGAAACTTCTTTGATAGTCGTTCCATCACCAATTCCAAGTCCAACATCGCCAGATACATTAGATCCTAATGCCTCACCAGCTGATGTCACATGGGAGCCAGTATAAGCACTATCAATAGTGTTATGGCCGATCTCAGTTCCAGTTGATCCGTCATAAGATTGATCAGCAATAAATCTCATTGCAAATGCAAGTCCTACAGGACCGTTCATTGGCTGAACACCAGCGATTTCATGAGCGATTAATTCAGGGAAAGTTCTTCTAACCATTGGTATTGCTACTTGGTTAAAAAATCCATTCACATCGTACCCATTATTATAAAGACCCGGTGTAAGGCTGTTTGATGCTTGAGAAGTAGTCTCGGTTAAGGCTTCTTCTGTAAGGCCATTATTCTGTGTTAATCATTTTACCTGATTTTCAAGCATTCTGGCTGTAGCATTTCTGATTTTTTTATTGGTGATTTTAGGGGCATCTTCTGATTCTAAAATCCCACCCCATTTTTTAAGTAATTCTTGTTCTTTAAGTTTATCTTCCAGGTTCATTTATATTCCCTCCTTTAATGTACTCATTCATCTGTTCATCAATGTTGACTCTTTCATGTCATCGTCACCATCTTTTTTCTTTTTCTTTTTCTTCATGTCATCGTCTTCCTCTTCCTCATCCTCATCATCCTCTTCGTCAGTTTTCTTGACTTCTAAGATAGACTCGATTAGGGTGTCATATTTCTTATCGATAACATCTGTGTCACTTTCATCTTCAAGGATTGCTATCACTTTTTCTGCGTCTTCTAATGGCAATCCTTTAACTTTCTCCATCAGATAGGTTTGAATTTCGAGTTTGTCTTTTTCGACTGTCAGTGTTAGATTCTCTTCAATCTTAGCATTAAACTGGTCTTTAAGACTCTTGATCTCGTCTCTGGCTTCCTTTAAAAGGTCCTTAACTTCATCACCAATCATATCCTCATCGATAGCCAGTCTTGTTTTAAACTGCTCGATTAGATCCTCATACAATTCACCTTTTCTTGCGAATTCTACGATATGATCTGGGATAGCTAATTCTTGTTCCAGAATTTCGTCCACGAAGTTCGAGAATTTCTCAGTGATATCCTCTTTGTAAGTTTCAAATTTTTCTTCGTACTCTGTTACAAGCATTTCTTTTAAAGCTGCTTCTTTTTCTGTTAATTTTTCAATTAACTTTACTTCTATGATAGACTCTACTTTTTCCTTGATTTCTGTTTGTTTACTTTCATCAAGTTTGTCTATGCTAAGAAGTTCCAATAGTTTTTTAATATCCATATTTTTTCTCCTCCTATTCTCCTTTACGTCTTATTCTTATTTATACCCTTTGCATAATAAGTGGTTGTTAC